GAAGGCAACCATCTCCTGAACCACTGGCAGGCGCTGCGGCAGCGCCTCAAGGGCTGCGCGTGCGCCTGCGTCGGCCATCGTCTGTGCGTAGGGCTGGGAGATCGCCTGCACCTCCTTGGCAAGGTCGGCGCGCATCGCCTCCATGCGCTCGCGGACGCGGCGCTTAAGGTCTTCCTGCGTGCCTGTCCATTCCTCCACGATGCTGCGGGCCTCGTCGGCAGGCAACTGCACGGCGATGCCAAGTTCACGCATGTACGCCTGGAGCGCCCGCGCCTCCACATCCCGCAGCGGCTCGTCCATCGCCTTCGTCCTGATGCGCTGCCCGTCCGCCGTGAACGGAAGCCACGGCATCTCGGCGTCCGGGTCGATGCAGCGCGCCGCAGGCGAGCGCGCCAGCGCCTTCGCCGCACGGAGGATGATGCGGTCGCGGCTGCACATCAGGCAAGCCACGCCGCGCCACGGTGCGCCGCGTCGGTGTACGGCGTCAGGTCCGCGCCGCATTCCTTCAGGTGCGGCATCGCGCACATGATGCCGATGTGACGCACGTTGCGGTCCATCGTGTCGCGTGTCTCCGCGTCCTTGACGCCTGCCGCGATGAGAGAGTCGATCAGGTCTGCGGACGCTTGCAGGCCGCGCAGGTGTTCGGCGGTGTCCTCGGGTGTGAATGTGTGGTCTGTCATGATGTCGGCGCTACGAGGGTCATGTAGTGGGCGGTTAGGCGCACCGCGCCGCCCGTGAAGTTGGAGCCGTTCGCGGTCAGCACGACGCTGGTCGCCGCCGTGATGAGCGCAGGCGCGATGCAGTTGTTCGCGGTCGTATTCAGCGCGATGGCGATGTCATCACCGAACCTGTCTGCCGTCGTGCCGTCGCCAATGTCGAACGTGGTTGCGCCTGTGATCGCCGTGGTCACGCGAGCCGTGACGCCGAGCAAGATGCAGTTGGCGGGGATCAGGTTCGTAGCCGTGACGGTCGCGCCCGACAGCGAGGATAGCAGCGTGGTGGACTGCCCGAGTTGCGTGGATTGACCATTAGCACCAACCGAGAATGTGCTTGGGCCATTCAGGTACGTCCCCGTCGTGCTGCTGTTCCCGAGTGTCGTGGTGTTGGAGCCGTTGCCGACGCCGATATTGCCTGCGATCACGACCTGATTGGTCTGCGAGTCGCCTGCGGCGCGTGCTGAATTGCCAATAAAGACACTGGTTGATGCTTGAGTAAGCGTATCTGTGCTGCTGCCGCGAAAGCGCCCTGCATTTGCACCAATCAAGACATTATTGCTTGAGTCAGCAGCGCCACCAGCACCAAGATTGAATCCCGAGTTTAGTCCAATTGCAACATTAGCAGCGCCGCCAACAAGGCTATACAGGCTGTATCTCCCGAGCGTGCTGTTTTGGCCGCCAGTGGCTGATACGCATGATTCCGCACCAACTATTGTCGATTCGCTGGCGCTCGTAAATGCAGCGCCAGATTGTTGTCCGATGATTACTGAATTTGATCCAGTATTCATCGCTCCACCCGCATTTCTCCCAATGAGCGTATTTGCTGTTCCGGTGGTCAGAGCATCACCCGCATTAGCGCCAATGATGGTGCAATTTGAAGATGTCGTGAGCAGCAACCCCGCCTGATGCCCGATGGCCGTGTTGCTCGCAGCCGTGGCGACGGTCTGCAACTGGCAGCGCCAGTCCGCAGGCACGCCTGCCGAGATGCCTGCCGCGTTCGCACGGAAGATGATGCCGCCTGCCGTGTTTGATGTCGATGCGCTGCCGCCCGTTGCAACCGTCACCGTGCCGCTGACCGCGCCGCCAGTTACGGTCAGGTCAACGGTGGGATAGGTGGTCATCGTGCCGCCGCTATCGCGCTCAAGTTGCACTGCGGTCTTCGCGCCATCTGTGCCGCCCGTGCCTGCGACGGTGGTGGTGACTGTGGCGATTGCCGTTGTCGCAACGCCAAGCGCCTCAAGTCCGACCGCAACATTGCTGCCGCCAAGCGTGTTGAAGCGCAAAGCGCGAGCGCCGATTCCAACATTGCTGCTTGTAAGGTTGTTGTTCAGCGCATATCGACCGACCGCCGTGCATTGACTTGCGTTTGTTGCCTGTGACAGCGCGTCAATTCCGATCGCGACGTTTCCGATTCCAACATCAAGCAGCCCCATCGCATTACGACCGATGCCCACGTTGTCGTCGCCCGTGTTGATCGAGTCGCCGCAGGTATTGCCGATTAGTACGTTGTTGTTGCCGCCTGATTGAAGTGCTGCACCAGCACTAACGCCAAGAACGGTGTTGAATGCGCCTGCTGGCCCGATGCCAACCCTCGCGCCATTGATAAACGCATCCGCGCCCGTGTACAGACCGTCACCAATGCCGACGCCGCCAGCCACGCGGAGTGCGCCGCTCGTCGTGCTGGTGCTTGCGGTCGTGTCATCGATGCGTGTCGCGCCTGCGACCGTGAGCGTGTCATTCAGCCCGGTCGCGCCTTGCACGGTCAGCGTGTCCGCGATCACCACATCGTCGCCGAGCGTGAAGTCGCCGTCTACCTGAAGGTCGCCCTTGATCGTGGTCTTGCCGCGTACCGCCAGCGTTTCAAACTCGGGATTGACAAGGACAGGCGCGCCGCCTGCGGGACCGCGTGCGCCGCGAGGTCCAGCGGGACCGCGCTCGCCCGGTTCGCCCTGATCGCCCTTCTCGCCCTTCTCGCCTTGAGGTCCGGGCGGTCCCTGCTCGCCGCGCAGGCCGTCGCGCCCCGGCTCGCCGCGCTCGCCTTGTGGGCCTTGCGGACCTGTCTCGCCCTGCGGACCCTGCGGACCCTGCTTCAGGACTGCGACCGCCTTGTGCGCTGCGGTCGCTTCCGTGTTCGCGTTATCGGCAGCGATGCGCGCACGCTCGGCGCGCTCTGCCGCCTTCTTCGCCATCACGGCGGCAAGTAGCGTGGCGTTCACTTCGGGGCTGTCGGTCTTGTCGCTCACTGGGTTGGATCCTCGTCGGAGAGAAGGTAGTCAAGCATTCGTGCGTTGCTCACGCGGATCGGGTCAAGGCTCTTCTCGACCGTGGCAAGCAGGCGGTCGATCACGGCGCGGTCGCGGTCGCCCTCGTCGGCGTCGATCAGCGCGACGTAATCGCGGATGGCCTCGCGGCTGGCGCTCTTCTCGCTCGCCCGGTTCAGTTCCTCGACCTTTCGCGCCGCCCATCCGGCGCCTGCGCCGTCGGGGTTCGACGGGTCGCCGCCCCACAGCATCCATGCAATCGCGCCTGCGGACGGGTAGCCGTCCTCGCCGGGCTTCGCGCCCTCGGCGTCGAGGTCCACGCGGTGACGGCTGAAGTAGGCGTGCATCCGGCGCACAGTCTCGGGGGACAGGTTCGCACGGTTGCCGATGTCCCGTGCGCGGGCAACTCCGACCGCCGTGCCGCCGCGCCCGTGCTCCTCGCGCAGCGCCAAGCCACGGTTGGCAAGGTCGGCCATCTCGGAGGTCGGCTTGGTGTCGACATCCTCAAGCGCCTTGGCGGGGTCGGCATCGGACCACGACTTGCCCTCGCAGACGCTGATAGCGATGGCGATGGCCTGATCCCGTGGGTAGCCCTCGCCCATGAGCGTGCTGATGTTCTGGCTCACGCAATCCTCGCCGCTGGTCACCAGTGGCTTGGACTCGTACCGCTTGGACGCCTGCACCTGCTCAAGGGGCTGCGGATCGTCCTGCGGCTGCTCCTGCGCCTCGGGCAGCATCGGGGGTCTGATGGACGCCCCGAATGGCCCGAACGGAACCTGGGGCATTGCCGTGGCTCCCAGAGGCTGGCCGCCCAGGTACAGCCGATCCGCCGCCGGATCCTGCACAGGGTCGTAGCCAGCCTCCAGCCGCGCCTCATTCGGCGTCATCCAGCCGCCTGCGACAGACGCCTGCCGCTCGACCAGATCCTGCTGGCGATCGGCGGGGACAGGGTTGTCGTACGCCAGGTAGCAGTCATCCTCAAGGTTGAACAGCGGCAGGAGTTTGGCGTTCAGCGTTTCCTCGTCCAAGCGGCAGATCGGGGCAATCGTGGACTCTCGCCACTGCGCGTAGCCCGACTTCGCCGCAGCCAGATTCGGATCGTTGGCCTTCAGCATGGAGACAGGCACACCGAACACGGCTGCGATTTCCTCCACCACATCCTCGCGCCCAGCCAGATCCTTGGGCGGGAAGGACAGCGGCTGCATTTCGATGTCGCCGCTGATGGCTAGGAACTTGCCGCTCTTGCGCGTGCCTTGCAGCGCCTCGCGCACCTTGGTTTCAAAGCGGTCCAACTGCTCGCGCCCTGCGCCGCCCTTGACGATGATGGCATAATCGGGGCGCGCCATGTTCTCGAAAAACGAATAGTCCATGTCGTGCATGGCTTCGCTCTGCTGGATCACGCTCCACGCCGCTTCGACCTTGCCAAGCCCGTACAGCAGGGACTTGGGGTTGGGTCGCTTGAAGTGGATCACCTCATCCGGCGTGAAGTCCACCTCGCTCTGCGTGTCCATGCCGTAGCGGTAGCCGCCGATCAGGCCGTCCGTGCTGGGGATGATCTTGACGCGGTGACTTGGCATCGTCCACAGTTCCGCCGGGATGCCAAGCGCATCGTCCATCACGGGATGGAGGTAGGCGTTGCCCGTCAGTTCCAGGAACAGGATGCGGGTGGTTGCCAGCCCGAAGCCGTCATCGACGCTGTTGGCCTTGCGCAGCACCTCCAGCACGGGGTGGTCGGTGGCGACTTCCTCAAACTCGCCTGCAATGGCCTTGCGCATGACGCGGTGTGACGGCTGGTGCTGTGCGTCGCCGCACAG